AAACTATCTCATTGACTTGGAAATCCAAGCCTCAGAGAAGGAAGCAGTTTCTCTAGAGAACCACCTGTCCACTCTACACGACCTGCGAGAAGAAGCCAAGGACCAAGGTCAAATATCCGCTGCTATCACTGCAGAGGTTCATCGAGGCAAGGCGGGAGGACTCTACATCGATAGACGTGAGATACTCACCGCTAAAATCGATATGATGTCCAAGGATGACATACTCACTCGCCTCAAAGAATTAATTGCAAAAAAGACTGATAACATAATCGAAGGCGACTTCACCAAGAACCACTGACCGACGGAGCGATGGACGGACTTTGTACTGTTCTTTTTACTCCTTTACTTTGGTACCAATCCGTGATATGATATAGGTATATTAACTAGGGCTAAGCCCATTATCTAGAAAGGAGAATATTATGATAGATAAGAACTTTAAAGCAGCTAACCAAAAGGGGACTGCTAATTTAAACGCAGTTGTTACATTAGTAGCAACTCCTGAGGGTAAATTTCCCGCCCAAGCTGGGAAAATTATCGAGGCTTTACTAACTGCGAAAGACTACAGTCTTACAGTTGGTGAGTTGGTTGGAGAGGACGGTTCGAAAGAATCTATTCTCGAAAAGGTTGGATTGGTAACAGTCCAAACACCAATGGATATCTGGACTCATTACAGAGCTAGATTAGTCGAAGAAGGATTGATTACAATCAGCTAACCTTCGACTGGTTCCAAAAGGGCGACTTCGGTCGCCTTTTTTGTGCTCTACTCTAGTCTACTCTATCGCTCTACTCTATCCTTCCCCTCTATCTATCCAATCCCTTTCCCATGAATCCTAATCCATGAATCCTAATCCTTCGCTCCTTCGGTGGTAAAATATAACCTAACTAACTTAACTAACATATATAAATTAATTAAACTAATTTAATTAAAAGTATTGACATATATTATAATTAATATAATATTAACAATATGAATACAAAAAATAACCCTAATAAAGGTGCGGTTGATACAACCAAGAAACAAAATGTATCACAATTTAAGGCTAGACAATCAAGAGCTAGGCTTAATGATAAACAGCTTATCAGTATTAATACTGAAAAGGCTAAGGTGGTATTTGATACTATGCCTACGCAAGTACAACTACTAATTATGAATATTGACCAACTCGTTATAGATAACGATAAGTGTACATTACTTATGTTAAATAATAAATGGTCTGATGAGTATGACTATGAACAAGACGCAAGTACTGTTTTAGCTCACTACTTATCTAAGTTTGCTAACCTAGGTAATAAAACTTATAAAGGTTTTACTAGCGAAGAACTTAATATATTTAACATAGGTTAAAACTTAACCTAATAACCTAAGGGGCTTTCTAGCCCCTTTTTTATGTCTACTCTACTAACTTAAAAACTACCCCTTACAGGCTACCCCTATACCCCCTAGACCTACTGCTGCGCACCCACCCTCACGCCACCCTTAGTTCCAGCC